CCAAAAAGAGCAAAACTGCTATAATTATCTATATCAGTAAAAAGGAGTTAACATGATTGCAACTCAGAAAGCACCCAAACCCATCAACCCACGCAGCCCAGACACCAAACACACCGGTGACGAGCCCAATTGGCGATTACAACCTACAGAAGAACGCAAAAGCGCATTGACCCGGGCGTTTAGTTGGTACAATTATTACTGTAGCAAAACTGATGCCAAAGCATTTCTGTTAGATTGGTTAGAGCGTAACGATCAACGGGCTGAGGCCCGTGCCTGGAAAAGTGTACCTGAGCAAGCAATCAGCCCCACAATTGGGTGGTTGGCTAGGATGAACACCATGGGGCTGACGCTGTCCGAGCATGAACATGCTCAACTCACCACAGCCGTACGGCAGTTATTGGACACACATCGTCCGGCAAAAGCACCTGCAGTCAAGGAAGAAGCAGCAGTGACCAAGCCCAACATTCAAGATCACTTGCGTGAACGTGCTAGAGAATGTGCTGCTGAGATTGACAGCATGTTTGATGACTTTGTTATCGCTGGTGCAAAGTTGACTGCTGATGTCAAGCCCATTGCAATGATACGTGGCATGAATATCAGTCCACAGATGGTGAACATTGTTGCTGACGTATGGAAACGTAGGCTTGAAGAATACGAGCAAGCAGTAGCCGGCAAAGATGCGCAACTTGTAGAAGGATACAGCAACTTCTCAAAAATACAGATGCGCAATGTTGTGAAGTTTGCCGAGTTAGTGATCGCCGACTGCGGTAGCTATGTGCAGATCAAGAAAGTTGAACGCAAGCCGCGCAAAGTCAAAGCAGTACCGCCAGAAAAACGTGCAGCCAAGTTCAAATTACAGACAGAGTTTGCTGAACTCAGTCTCAAGTCCTTGCCAGCAGCACAGTTAGTTGACAAGAGCGAAGCTTGGTTATACGACACCAAGAAGCGCAAACTCATACACTTGGTTGCCGACGAGCATGTGGGCAACTTTACAGTCAAAAACAACACTATTATTGGATTCAGCACAAATGATAGTCTACAGAAAACCTTGCGTAAACCCGCCGAGCAGCTCAAAACCCTAACAGCAGCAGGAGCACCGGCAGCACGTAAGTTCTTCAAAGACATCAAAGCCACTGAAACTAAGTTTAACGGGCGCGGCACTGAGAACTTGATACTATTGAAGGCACGATAAATACTCTAAATTGGAGTATTTGATGAATGCCACAAACGAAACGCAGCCAACACTACAAAATCTCAAACAGGACTTGATACAATATGTTCAGTTGCAGTTGGCTGCTGAGATAATTGATCTTGAGTTGGATGCCGAGCATTACGAAGCAGCTTACCAAAAAACTCTTGGGGTATATCGTCAACGTGCTCAAGCAGCCTATGAAGAGAGTTATATCTTCATGGAACTGGTCAACAACGTAAACATCTACACATTGCCCCAGGAGATCGTGCAAGTTCGGCAGATTTTCCGTAGAACATTTGGATTGGCCACTGGGCCAATGAGTTCTTCATTTGATCCTTTTAGCCAAGCTCAAATGCAAGTATATTTGTTGAACTTCAATCAAAGTGGTGGCCTAGCAACATACGATTTTTACACTCAATATGTCGAACTTGCAGCACGTATGTTTGGTGGATTTATTAACTATACCTGGAACCCAGTTTCTAAAAAGCTTCAACTAATACGTGTGCCCAAAGGTGATGGAGAAGTTGTGTTGCTTTGGACCTATAACCTCAAGCCCGAAACTCACCTGCTATCTGACTTTCAAATTTCACAATGGATCCGTGACTACATGGTGGCCAACTGCAAAATGATCATTGGTGAAGCTCGTGAAAAGTTTGGTACTATTGCCGGTCCACAAGGAGGTGGTACTCTCAACGGTACAGCAATGAAAGCCGAAGCACAAGCTCAAATGGATGCCAAGTTACTTGAGCTCACCAACTATGTTGATGGATCACAACCCTTAACCTGGGTTATTGGCTAAACATACCCAAGACAAATTCCAAAAACTCTGTTACAATAGTTCAATGGCACATTTAATGATTGACATTGAAACTTTAGGCACCACTCCGGACGCAGTGATTTTGACTGTGGCAGCACAGTCATTTGATCCTGTTGGTCAAGGATACCTCAAACAATCTTACTATGCTAGGGTTGATCTTGACAGTCAAAACAATCGAAGTATAGAACAGGGCACCATTGAATGGTGGGCCAAACAACATAGTTTTGCCAAGGACGAAGCGTTTTCTGAACAAGATCGAAAACCCCTGGATCAAGTCTTGGACGAATTAGGTAAAATGATATGGCATAGCACTGCGATATGGGCCAACGGTCCTACCTTTGACATGACTATTTTAGAACATGCCTACAAAAGCTACAATAAACCATTGCCCTGGCAGTATTATAAAGTAAGAGACGCTCGAACGGTTTACATGTTGAGACCCAAAGTTCCAGTTCTAATGAACTCACGAGTTGTACCAGTCACAGTCAATGGCCGTGCCTATCGCCCAGCATCTCATCATGCCCTAGATGATTGTTGCCGCCAGATTGATTTATTACAAGATACGTTACGAGATCTCAACATAAAGGAAGTGGTATGATTATAGGGATAGTGGGATTTATTGGAAGTGGTAAAGACACTGCTGCGGATTATCTCGTTAATTTTCATGGATTTCGTAGGGACAGTTTTGCCAACAGTCTCAAAGACGCAGTGGCCAATGTATTTGGATGGGATCGTACCATGCTAGAGGGGCGCACTCGGCAAAGTAGAGAATGGCGCGAACAAGTTGATCCCTGGTGGGCAGAACGGTTGGGTATGCCTAATCTAACTCCTCGATGGATCTTGCAATACTGGGGAACTGACGTATGCCGCAATGGATTCCATGATGATATTTGGATTGCCAGCTTGGAAAACAAACTAAGACAAACTCAAGACAATATTGTGATCAGTGATGTTCGTTTCCCCAATGAAATCAAAGCTATTCAAAAAGCCGGGGGCAAAGTATTTAGAATTAACCGTGGGTCGCTGCCGGACTGGTATGACTATGCTCTAGCAGTAAATCGTGGTCCCAGGCACATAGGGTGGGCATTGAGTAAAGATCAGATGGCCAAACTAAAAATACACCCCAGTGAATGGAGTTGGATTGGACGTAAGTTTGATGCAGAATTAGATAATAACGGGACGTTTGACTCGCTGTTTGATCAGCTTAAAAATCTGGTTCAAGATCTCCCTGGCGCCAAGGGCGATCCTGCTTCTTAACTACTTCGGCGCAATTCCTACAGATGCTTCTGAGATTTCTTACATCACAATTGTTTAGATTTCCATCTATGTAATAGACAATAATTTGTGAACTGTATCGACTTCGAAACCCGCATAAATCACATGCGGGTTTTTTCTTATAGCCACCGGTTTTCCATCGAGGCTCGTGAGGTTTTATCTTGCGATCTTTTCTAATGCAATTGTCGCATTTTTTTCGATAGTGGATTACATCGTCGCGATGGTAGTTTACAGCACAGGGACGTTGATTACAAGCAGCACATATAGGACGTTTCATAGTTTTATTTAATGCGAACCTTTGCCAAGGGCAGCGTAGATTGGCAGTTTTAAAGGAATTCGATAAATATTCATAACTTTAAAAGGAACCACCCAAATGGCACTTACATCACCTGGCGTACAAGTTACCGTTATTGACGAGAGTAATTATATTCCCGCAGCAACTAATACTGTACCTTATATTCTTATTGCAACTGCACAGAACAAAATTTCTGGTGCTGGCACTGGTGTAGCAGCAGGCACACTGGCTGTCAATGCCAATAGAATTTATACTATCACTAGTCAGCGCGATCTTGCTGCGACATATGGCGTACCTTTCTTCTACAAGACAACTGCTGGCACTCCAATCAATGGCTACGAGCTGAACGAATATGGACTGCTGGCAGCATATTCATGTTTAGGTATTTCAAATCGAGCCTACATTCAACGAGTTGACATTGATCTAGCTGAACTCACTGCCACTTTGGTTCGCCCAACTGGAGCTCCAGCAGCTGGTACATATTGGCTTGATACTGCATCAACAGTCTGGGGTATATTTGAATGGAATTATACCACATCAACATTTACTGTTGAAACTCCGTTGGTATTAACAAGCACTACGCAGCTTGAAGCATCGCCAAGTACATTGCCACTGCAAAGCGTGGGCACAATTGGTGATTATGCAATCAATGCATTGAATGCAAACAATCCAGTTTATTATAAAAACTCAGTAAACGAATGGGTATTGATTGGTAGTGATGCATGGAAACTCAGCTGGCCAACAATACAAGGATCTGCAGCACCGACAACATTGACTGCAAACGGTGTATTCACAATTAACAATACGCCAATCACCATAGCCGCATCACCAAACAACACTGTGAGTGTGGTAGTTTCCAACATCAACAGTGCCAATATCACTGGTGTAACTGCAGCCAACGAAGATGGACGTTTGACTATCTATGCCGATAGCACTGCCACCAGTGATGGCTCTACTGCCAATGGTGGTATTGTCACTATTCTCAATGTAACTGGAACAGCACTGACACAATTAGGTATTACCGAAGGGTCATATTATGCTCCTGGTTTCTTACAGAGTCCAAACTATCAAGTTCCACGCTGGCGCTCAACTGACGACGAGCCAAAGCCAACTGGTTCGGTCTGGAATAAAATAACTGCTGTAAATCAAGGTGCCAATCTTGTGGTTAAAAAATACAGCGGTACCCTGGGCGTGTTTGTAACTCAGAGCTGCCCAATTTATGCCAATGACGAAAGTGCAAACAAAGCCCTTGATCCTACTGGCGGCGGCAAAAATATCCCAGCCGGAACAACCTATGCTCAATACGATACCTATCAAGACAACACATTCACACTGCAGTTGCTTGAAAGAACCACAACTGGTGCAATGAATGCAACTGGAGAGACAGTTGATCCAGTGTTTATCAATAACACTACATTTACACTTCAGGCCAGTGCACCAAACAGCAGCGCATTGACTACTGCCGTGACAGTGACACTGCCAGGAACGACTCCAGCTGATTTTGTTTCAGCAGTGAGTGGAGCTAATGTTCCTTATGTAAGTGCGTCGGTTAATGCTGCTGGACAGATGGTAATGACTCACAGCGCAGGTGGTGTGATCGTTGTTGAAGATCAGATTGGCTCTCCTATTGCAACCGCAGGACTTGATGCGTCAATGAATGCAAGAGCGGTGGCAGCTGGTGGCTACATTTTGAGTAACTGGGTACAATTAGATTACACTGCTAGTTCTGTTGCACCTGATCAAAATCCAGCTAATGGACGTTTATGGTACTATTCGACAACCAGCGAAGCTGATATCATGATCAACGGTAACAACGGATGGCAAGGTTATCAAAACGTTACCAATGATGTTCGTGGTTATAACCTAAGTCTTACCAATGCGTTGGGACCGCAGTTTGCAACAACTGCACCAACCACACAGAATGATGCAGCATTGTCACCATTGGTTTACGGTGACTTGTGGATTGATACTTCGGACTTAGAAAACTATCCGCAATTGTATCGCTGGGAGCTAGTTGATGGTCAAGACCAGTGGGTCATAGTTGACAACACTGATCAAACCACTGAAAATGGTGTATTGTTTGCTGATGCTCGTTGGGCTCCAAATGGCAGTACTGATCCAGTGACTGGAACAATACCCACTATCACAAGTTTATTGACTTCTAATTACTTAGATTTAGATGCACCTGACTCAACACTGTATCCAACTGGCATATTGTTGTTCAACACACGCCGTTCGGGCTTCAATGTCAAGAGATTTGCAGTAAATTATTTTAATGCCACTAGCTATCCTGATGAAACATTGCCTTCAGTTACCAATACTTGGGTCACAGCATCTGGTAATAGAAATAATGGTTCTGCATACATGGGTCGTTTAGCGCAGCGTGCCTTGATTGTTGCAGCACTGAAATCAGGTATTGACACAAGCACACAGGCTCGTGAAGAACAAATTGACTTCCAGTTAATTGCTTGCCCGCAGTATCCTGAGCTAGCCGTTAACATGGTAGCACTTAATAATGAACGTAACAACACTGGATTTGTTTTGGTTGATACACCGCTGAGATTGAGCCCAGAAGGAACTAATATTCTTACCTGGAGCACTGACAACAATGGTGAAGGAATACCAGCTGGCGACGGACTGAATACTGCCAATCAATACATGGCAACTTTCTATCCAAGTTGCCAAACTACAGATTTGAGTGGATCAGCAGTTGTACAACCAGCTACACACATGATGTTGCGTACATTTATTCGCAATGACGAAGTGGCATTCCCATGGTTGGCACCAGCTGGAACACGTCGTGGTCTAGTTGACAATGCTGATCGGATTGGATATATTGATTCAGCAACTGGTGAGTTTATACAAATTGGTGTGCGTCAAGGTCTGCGCGATGAGCTGTATACCGACAACATCAACCCAATCACTGTAGTACCGGGTGTTGGTATCACTAACTTTGGTAACAAAACATTTACATCAATTAGTTCAGCAATGAATCGCATTAATGTTGCACGTTTGGTTGCATTTATCCGCGGCAGACTTGATCAAATTGGTAAACAGTTCTTGTTTGAACCAAATGATCAAATCACTCGTGATGAGATTGCAAATTCTGTCAATAGTTTGATGATTGACTTGGTTGCTAAACGCGGTATCTACGACTATCTAGTTGTTTGTGATTTGTCAAACAATACACCTGCAACCATTGACAGAAATGAGTTGTATGTTGACATTGCAATTGAACCCGTTAAAGCAGTTGAATTCATCTACATTCCATTGAGAATTAAGAATACTGGTGAAATCGCAGCTGGCAATGTATCTTCTGCGCAGGCAGCAGGTTAAATGATTGGATTCATAATGACTCAGAATCGCATGGTTCCAAGTGCCATAAATACTGTATATAGGAGATAACACATGGCCGTTTCATCACTAACAAGAATGACAGTGCCACTGGCCAGCGATC